ACCATTGTCTCTATATAGTCCATGAGCGTCAGCGACCCCATGATATTCGAGATTTTTGTCGCACGAGAATTCTTAAACTTATCATCTTGATCATCCTTACGATCGACATGTCTTTGTTCTTTGGTATCATGTGATGCAGTTAGAACAAGAACCTTAAATGAATTCGGAAACCATTCTGAGAGTTTGTCCAGAAGTTTACCATTGAACAAACGATCGCCTTCGAAGATAACATTTGTCTTCGCACCTTCTTCATACCATAGTTCAGAAAAGAATTTCTCTGCGTCTGGTTGAACAGCCATAGACAAACGATCTGTTCCCTGAAACACATTACCATCGTTTGCATACTTACCAAGAATATACAGATTCAATTTCTTGGAATACATTGCGTCAAGTAACTTCTGCGGCTTTACAACTTGCCAATCATCAGCCATTGAAATCAATCGAAACATCAGAGTGGTCTTGCCAGTTGCTGGTTCACCACCCATTGCAATCACTTTTACCATAATGCTTCTAGTCCTTGTTGTACTGGGGTTTCGTCGTCAAACATCCACTCAAGACGATCTATTCTACCACTTCTTACATAAGAAGTAAACTTTTCTTTGTTGATGACTGCGTTGTGAATTGCAAGTCTTGCATCAAGAGTTTCATCTCTTGATTGCCACAATACATTCCACTCAATACCAGTCCAGCCATCTTTTTCTGCTTGCTGAATTTCTTCAGACTGACGATCCAAATAATATCCAAGATATCGCCCATGGTGTTCACGAAAGATTTTTTTGAATGAACAAAGGCAAGTCTCCATGGTGAAGAAATCTATCTGTAATTTGAGTTCAGGAAATCTTCCTCTTGTTTCTTCAAGAATGTCTTTCGCTTCACTTTCAAGGTCATTGCACTCTGATGAAGTAAGTTTTGAATCGTATTTGTCATCTTGCCCGAGGGCGAAATGCAAACCATTGCGATGTGAACGAGAGCCAGAATAATCGTCAAGCATGAGAGAAGTAGGTACGCACTTAATGTTAGCAGTATGAGTGAGATGCTGAAGATAAAACCAAGTGGAATAACGACCAAATTTGTAAAGAGAGTTTTTAAGATTATTCCAAAGGTTGTCGAAAGTTTGTTGTTCATTGTCGCCATAATAATTCTCCAAAACTTCTCGTTGTGTTCTATTGCCAATAAACTCTTGATAAGATTCGAACATGGCTGGCAAATGACCCTTGTTCCACTTTGTATCTGTTTGGTATCTCAGTCTTTTATAGTTGTGACTATTCCACCAGCGAATACGATCCACAGTGGCGAGTTCATAATCTGGGAACTCATTCTTGAGAACCCATGCAGTTGGTAGTTGATATGTGTTACCATACAACCACGCAAACCACAATCGCTCTTCGTCATTGTGTTCGTATCGCTGGTGGAGATAGTTGGTGCACCATACGGCTGGATCGCAATCGCCATATTTCATGGACCATGCGTACCAGCGTATGAATTGCTCACGCCTCTCTTTAGTTGTTGAACGCAGGGAGGACATCAATAGTAATATCAAGTTGCATATAGTTAATCATATCACGAAGTTTATCAATATGCTTCTCTTGGTCTTCAATTGCAAGTTCGTTCTTGTTTTTGAAGTAGAGAACAATCGCACCCTTCTTTTTCTTCACATTATACATACGGTGTACGATGTAACCAAGAGCCACAGCATGTTCTGCTTTGGACGCAGTCGCATGAATCGCAGCAGTGCCTTTAAGTTCATACTTCTTGACTTTATAGTTATTCAGATAATGATCATCATAAGCAATCAGATTATCCTGATACTTCAACGCATTTTGTTGCGTCTCAAAGTCATTCAAAATTGAACGAAAGATACCATTCAACTTCTTCTTGTCTTCAGTAATCAGAGAGAATCGCTCATAGATCAATTCACGAGCACTATCAACTGCTAGTGGATCAGAAAGATCAATCCCTTCACGAACCAAAAAGTTATTAATGTTTCGCTTAATGTCAGCATCTGTATTCGTCTTTCGAACAACAAAGTCTTCCTTATTCTCAAGCATACCAAAAAGATCATAGTTTGACAAACGAGTTTCTTCGTCAGCACCAAACTCTGTCTCATTAATATACACGACAGGAATTTCTTTCAATGCAGTTCGAGATACTGCTTCAAGACGATTGTTTCCATTCAAAACTGTATTTACAATTTTGCGCTTATTACGAGAAACAACGACAACGACTGGATCTTTCAGCAACCACTCCCAAGCATCTTTGGGATTTTGATCAAATCTCGATTTAATCTTACGAACATGATTCACATCAATCTGCTCAACACGAATCTGATTACGCTCATATCCGTGAACAACTTTGACGGATTCAAGAACAACTTTATAATGACCAGACTTGATTGCATCATGAATCATCGTCACTGTTGCTTTATCTTGAGTAAATCGATCTGCAGGCAGAATGCCATTCGAACGACCTTCAATCCAATCAACAACTAGTTGTTTGTGCTCAACAGCGAGCAGCGATTCATTAACACAATGAGCATTGTTAGATTTATTATAGAATTTGCTCTTATCCCAAGACATGCCATAATCAAGACCGAACCACTCAATTGTCTGGGCAAGATCATCGTGGAAAGCGTTGCCTTCGAACAGCAAGGACTTTTCAACTTTGCCTTTATAGTAATCTTCCCAGAACTGGGGATTACTGATTGATGAAATATAATCGGGTCTATCAGTCTTGGGTGACTTATATCCGATGTTCATCATTCCGTTTTCGATATTACGGAAACCATATACATAACACTTCTTACTAGTCAACATATCATACTCCTAGGCAAATAACATTATGCCATATTAGGTTAATATTGCACCGTTATTGGTAGCAACAGATATATTATAGACTATTGCGTGGCAAGAGTAAACAGCAATTTTAATAAACTTGCACGCAACCACCTTTCCCCTTCTTATACACTGCTGCATGTATTACAGGGTCGGTGAGGTCGTAGATTCCATCGGCAAAATTCTTGCCATTAATCTTAAACATACTCAGCGAGCATCCGCTCTTTTGCTTTCCCAAGAATCGAAATCCCATAGACTCATAGAACACGACTGCATCAGGCTCTGCTGAAACGCGATAGTAACTGGTGCCAAGACCTTGCGCACGATCGAGAGAGTCTTGAGTTAGAACTCTTGCAACACCTTTGCGGCGATGTTTGGCAAATGTGTGTAATAACTGTAGATTGAAAACATATGGGGTTTTCTTTGAGCGAGTTGTGATGATCGCGCCTGCCAGTTCCTGCTCCGCCGCCCCTTCCCAATATCCGATACAATACTGCCATTGTTGTTGCATATCTGCTTTTGCGACGAAAGTCTTGGCAAAAGCATCTGCTTTATTTTCAGTTATGTGCGCGACAAATTCATCGCGACTTGTTTCACGCAGCGTCATGGAACTCGCGTTTCTTCTCACCACGCTCTTTTGGATACTTGGTCTGAACCCAACCAAGATACTCATTCACATTCCAGATAAATGGTGGGAATCTAAATGGGTCTTCAGCGAGAATTTCTTTTACTGAGGGTCCGTCATTCAATGCAGCGTCGATAAACTTTTCTACAAATCGAAACTGCGATTCAAGTTCATTACGGCGAGTTGTTGAACGGAAGCAACGAAACTCGATTGTACCAGTATGCTTCATACAATATGTGTTGATTGCATAACGGAATGGGCGACCCATTGATACGCCATCCTTACCAGCAGCATGCAGTTTGATGAAGTGATCAAAATCAGTTGCAAGATTGATAATGTTATCACACATATACTCTGGCATTGGTCGACCGCCATCGTATTTCAAATACATCTTGGCACCTTCACAAGACTTCATATCCTTTGTTTCGTAGAAGCCATAGCATGAATCAATGGTATCTTGTTGATTGGCTTTGATGTAAGCGATCAATCGCTTTAATGCAGCAACATCGTTCTTGAGTCCTGGAACAAAAACATGAATGTGACCATGATTAACGCATGAGGTAGATGGATGATTTCCATATTCAAGAAACATCTCATAGAGTTTCAGTACACGATCAACTTGTTCCTGCCAAGTCTTAGTTGGCATCATATTGATTTCGCCTCCCATCCATGGCTCTTTGCCGAGTGGATCGCATGCACGATATTCAAATGGTGGACGAAGATTTACAATGTCAGTCTCAGCATATTCCCACTTACCAAGATTTGTAGGAATTGCCACGCGACGGTCAATATCACCCCACTCAATCTCAGCACCGTATGTGAATGTTTCTTTATTGTACATGCTGTAAGTCCTTTGCATTATCAATGTGAACAAACTCTTTGTGAAAGACACTCTTGCCCATGGTCACATATGAATTCATATCAATCTCGATAGAACCTGACAAGTCAGCGCGTGTAGCGATATCTTTCGTTGAGGTAATTATACCGCCATTTGGCAAAGAAGTAAAATAAATTGGACGCTTTCCATTGCGATAGAAACGCAATTTCTTTTCAGCATAGAGTTCAATTACTGCCATTGAAGCATTAGCAAACTCTACAAGCGGAGACTTCTTTGCTTTAATTGTATGAAGAATCAATTCTGAATCATTGCGAGTTTTGCAATCATAACCATAAAGATCTTTCCACTTCTCTGGCATCTCTTGACTTACAACGCCATTGTGAACAATCGCGAGACTTTCATCCCAAAGTGGTTGATTGTAATTTAAATCAGATGTTGAATAGCGGCAATGACCAATCAGATACAGATTGCCGTCTTCATTGATTGTAGTCTTTAAATCAAAAGCCTCAACAAACTTTCCTGCTGGAGTTGCAGAGATCATCGTATGAATTCGATTATCTCGCACCCATGATAAGCCAGTTGCATGCAATCCGCGAATACTAGATTCACGAAAAACATTTGCAAGTGTGACCAAATCGGAAGCACTTGGTTTCTCAATGTGGGCACCAATTACTGCACACATATTAAGCGAACAAATCTTCTAGGGTAGAAATCTTTTCGTATGCTTTCGGATGGTACTTTTCGACCATTGCTCTTCCACCAATTCTCTCCAGATAGTCATACCACTCTTGTTCATCCCACATTCCTTCAGAAATGCCATTCCAAAGTCTTCGCTGGAGTCGGTGTTCTTTGTTCTTTCGACGGCACTCAACATAATTAAATCGATGATCTTCATACTCTTTGCTCCCAAGTTCGAGCATCTTCTCGCGCAAGTAACAAACAAGACTCACACGCTCAGCGACTTCATCTTGCATTTCAATAGGTGTATTGCCATGAATGTACTCATGATTATTAACTAACAACAAGTCACCTGGTCGCACATTCACAGCAATACGAACTTCAGGTAGAATTAGATATCCACCTGTGAAGTTTCCATTATTCGATAGAACAAGAAGATTACTCAGACCGTTTGAGAAGTCACCAGCATCACGATGTGCTGCTGTTCTAAAAGTCTTGTTTACTGTAATCGTAGTGAATACTGTTTCTGGAACCAGAAATGCTGGATCGATTTTATCAGCGGCTTCTCTTTGTGCAGCATGACGAGTTGGTAGCAACTCAGCGAAACCACGGTCCAATGTTTGTAAGAATGGAAACGCAAGTTTGAATTTGTCGTATGAGTGTTGAGTATATGCTGTTGCGCGACCATATGGAATGCGAGGATAACGATCAAACCAACCAGCAATGCCCGAGAATACAACATTGGCATAAGTGGTGTCGGAGATATAAGTTTCTTCAACACCCCGAGCCTCATCCTTACGCTCTTTGATTGGCATCTTGACGACTTTCTTGAGCCAAGTTTCAAAATCAAATTCATCTTCTTTGACTTTCGCATTCAACCAAACAAGACCACGAGAAGTTTCTTCATTCTCGTATCTTGCACGCAATGATTCAATTTCTTCTTTTACATTGACTTGAATGACAGAATTCTCTGCTTGCTTCTTAAGATAGTCAATAGCACGCAATTGAAATTCAGTTACCCACTCACGACCACCGCACTTCTCGCCCTTTGGTCCAGCAGCAAGACCACGGTTCTGTGTTTGTGTGGCTGCTTCACGCAATCCTGCATATGCAGCATCTTGTTGTTCTTTGCTGAAATAGTTTTTGCGGAATTTAAATGCAATATTGC